CTCAATACGAATGTCTTCAACAATATTTGCATAAGACTTTGGGAAATCGTGATTATGAACTGCGTCATGCCAACCGTCAGCTGGAGTATATAACGCGTGACCTACTTCATGACCTAATAATAAGTCAGAAGTATCGTCAGTTATATCGGTCCAAGGTGGAATCAACATTGTGCGGGTTGTAGGGTTAAAGGACGCGGTATGTACAGAAGCCGTACGAATAGTAATGTCTTCGCTGGCCAACAATTTTCCAAGTAACGATTTATGCGCTTTCAAATTTTATTCCTTAACTCAATTTATAGATCTATTATATCAACTAATTGGGCTAATGTATACAATTATTTTCATTGTTTTTAGAACTTAAAAGAATATCCATATATTAAAATGGTATGCCGTCTGGGTCAGTCGAATCTATATTGTTATCAGCGCATAAGCTTTTGAGCCGTTTGATTTCGCTTTCTAATTCCCACGCGTTTAGATGCAATCTATGACGGTAATCTTTACCTCCTGTAGGAGAGAATAGCTCTTGCCACATCTGACTCCTTTCATGGTAATCAATAACCGACGTATACCCTGATTTAATTTCAGACATTCCTAAATCGCCGGCGCAATGATTCATGTCATATGCGCATCTCCGTGCTGCCTTAAGAACTAATGTATATTGCTCAAAGAATTCGAATCGAGTATCATGTCGATGTTTCCAACATACCATGTAAAACCATAACTTTCTCATTTTATAATCCCATGTATTTTTGCTGAGTCATAACTCTGCGCCTTTGTAAATGCATACGTGTCATATTCAACTATTCCATCTGAGCCTAATTTAATATAACAAGTGCCATCGTTATTAATAACTAAAGTACCACCCCAACCACCATGAGTACAATGCACTTCGCGCGTTTCAGAATTATACGTAAAGTGCGTATGATCGTCTAACACAACGTATTTCATTGTAGTATCAAGGGGCGTAACATCGCCTAATAATTGACTAATCATTCGCTGAGTGCCGTCGCCTGCGTTCTGTTTGATATTATAACGATACCTACGAATGAATGCTTCAAGCTCTGCAACACGTTCGTCTTTCTCTTCTAATCTTTTGGCAAAGGCTATAGCTAATCGCGAATCCATTTCGATGCTTGATGTAGCTTCGTCACACCAGCATTGACCTGCAGCTTCTAACGATTTTTCGCTTGGCATAATCATCTTCCTCCCCCATCCCATATTGGATCGTATTTTCTTTTAGGTTTAATAGATTCTTTTAAATCTGATAATTCCCTTTGCGCTTGAGATAACATCTGACTCATTTCGTTTATTGCTTTGCCTCGAGAATCGACTATACGCTGCTGTCGGCGGGTGTCCTTTTCAAGTTCTTCAATACGCTCCATTGGTTTATCTAGTTCAGTGTTCTCATACAGCGCAAAACAGAACTGCTCTAGTGCGTCTATCTGGTGTTCATCAAATCTATTGCATTCACCTTTTTCTAAAAGGTAATCCATAAATTCACTTCTGTTCATCGCCTTGCTCCTTTAGTGCTTTGGCTATAATTTCATTACCGACTTTTATCCAATTATCACCATGCTCTTTTAACAAACCTAACGCCCAGTGAATATAAACTGCTTGCTCATACTCTGCTTTGTTAGAGCCTTTTTCGTATATACCAGAATCAATTAAAATCTTGCCTATTGGGGCACATGCAAAGTTCGGCCTACCAAGAATTGATATTTCACCTACAGTCAGCTTTATCATTCGCCTTGCTGCTTGGTTCTACTACACTGCAAAGCACAGTTCGGAGCCAGTAGCCCCCAATTCATATTTGCACCACATTTAGGGCAGTCTCCATAATCGTCGTGGTGCGCTATAAGCCTATCTTCAAGCTCTGTAATGCGCTTGTCTTTAGCGTTTAATAGCGTCGCTGCATCAATTAAATCAATCTCAGTCTCGCCAAGCATTAAGCGGTGCGTCGATTCCATATCGCTATATGAGAATAGAAATTCACATTTATAGGTCATTCTTCTAACATTGCATCCAAACCTTCAATTCTTCTACTCTTGCTTCAGCATCAGCTTTCGTATCGAAGTACCCATCAGTATAATTGCCTATCTCTACTGCAAAAAGCTTTTTGCCATGGACGTCATAGGGCATGATGCGCCATCTTGGCGAGAAATTGAATATGCTGGTGAGAGCTTTATTCATCAGTTTGTACCTCAGCAAAACCAGTCCAATCGCGATTAATATCACAGCTGTTCTTTTGACAATAATACGTCGCTTCAGGCATTAAACCTGCAAGAGCTTCAGCAAATGCGTTAGCCGCATCCCAATCAGAACACTCGATGTTGTTCATTATTACGTCGCCATAGGCTCTACCTGAGCTTAAACTTATTTGATACTTAACCATTAGTATTCACCTTTTGGCGCGGGCATAGGTTGCCAATGAGTTACGCCACTGAATATAAAACCCATAGGTTCATCGTAGATTTTTCCTTTGTGCGGATATCCGATACCGACATTGCCGCCGTAAAAGTCAACGATAACCATCTTGTGCTCTGACCCAGGCATTTCATCTTTAACGCTAATCCAATTGTCTTTCATGCTTGAGCCACCTTCAATAATATTACTTCATAAGTATTTTTTGCAATATCATCTATTAGATAATGCTCAGCTTCTTTAAAATTGCTGAAAGAACCGTCGATGCAACATACTGATGGGTGGTTTTCAGACCATCTAACAAAACGCGATGACCAGATATTAAGATCTTCAAATATACTTTGAGATTGGACGATATAGCGCTCGCCCTTGCGAATTATTCGGTAGTTATAATCAATCATAATATGATTCCTAAAAGTTGTAATCGTAAAATTTAACCGGCTTATCTGATAATAAGTAACGGCTACCGCTAGAATCCTGCCATCTTCGATTTGCTTTGCTGTATCTGATACGAATAATTTCGTTAGTTGTATCGGAAGTGATAAACCATCTCTGATCATCTTGATTTGAACAGTTAGCCGAGAATCCGCCAATATGGAATTTCAACTTGAACTTTGTGTCACGAACAGCATCCATGCGACGTACATCCATCGTTGACTTTGAAACAACTCGCATAACTTCGAATGGAGTGACATCTGAATAACCGTGACAATTTGCGTATTTCATAATTTAATTCCTTAACTCAATTTGTAGATCTATTATATCAAGGTTCTTAACCAATGTATATAGTTTTTATAGAATAAAAAAGAATATGGTTATATCATTATAGCTAGAATAGTTGCAAATGTGAAAATGATGGCAGCAGTTAGCATAAGAGCGAGAGCGACGTCAGTTTTCCATTTCACAATTACTTTTCCTCGCTAATTGCTATAAATGACGCAGGTCTTGTCACGTAATTATAAACGGCATATGGTAGTAATATTATTATCACTATTAGGACGGCGCGATGGAACGAACTGACTGGAAAGATTGGGTATTTCATGATTGAGCACCTTCGTCGCGTTTCTTTATGCCTTCTCTTAAAATTTTGATTTTTTCTTGTTGCTCTGCAATGCACTCGACCGCAGACTCAATATCATGGGCTAGGGAATATTTTTGTTCCTTAGTTAGCATTTCTGCAATTTTTAATAGATTATCTTTTAACATTTAAACTTCTCTTATGCAATTGAACTAAAGTTGCCTTCTTTCTTAAACTCAATCTTTGACTTGAATAACGAACTATCTTCAAGACCTTCGCGGTGGCTAATAACGAATACATTGTTTCCGTTTGATGCGGTTTCAAGTATACGAGTCAAATTGACCATTCCGTCCGAATCAATCGAAGAATCCATAGTTTCATCAAGTATTAACAAATTAGTTGAAGAGGAATTCTTCATTGCCGAGATCTGTCTCCACGTAAACAATAACGCAAGATCTATCCTAGCCTTTTCGCCTTCGCTGAAAGAGCTGTACTTGAAATTATCGCGATGTCTTGACTTAATCGTTTCGTTAAAGTTTTCGTCAAGGTTGAACGATACAAAGAAATCCATCGTCTGAAGATATTGATTAATAAGCTTGTTCATAACAGGAAGGTACTGTTTAATAATCTTAGTTTTTATACCAGTATCTTTTAGCATTTCAAGTGCAACAGTTGAGTAACGTTGTTCATCGACGACTTCTACCTTTTTATCAAACAAGATGGTCTTTTCTTCGTTCATATCATCAAGGATTGTCTTTTCCTTTTGAACATCATTAGTTGAACTTGATAGCGCCGCAATTTCTTTTTGAACCGATGTAATACTCTTTTGATGTTTTGCTATTAAAGTATTGTTATGCGTTACGACATTGTTCTTGCTAGTAATATCATCAAGGATTGCTTGTATTTCGTCAAACCGTGCTTCGGCTTCGTTAATTTCTATTTCGAGTTTTTCGATGCCTTCCTTAAGATCTTTTGCTCTGCCAACAGCTTTGTCACGACGAACACTTCTAAAGTCAGTGTCGATATGCTGTGTACACGTTGGGCAAGTTTCGTTCTCATCGTAGAACTTAGCTTCCTTTACGACACTACGGATTTCTTGATTAAATGTTGACTCATACTTGCTTAAAGTTTTCTTTGTACGTTTAACTGAGGCCATTCGTGTATCGGTAGAGTCTTGATTCGCTTCAATAAAAGTTTCGTATTCAGTATTCTGAGTCGCTAATGCCGCGATGTCATCCTCAAATCCAGATATGAGCGACTGTTTGTATTCAATGTTCTCTTCATTAAGAGTTGATATACCAGCGATGTACTTACGTTGCAGTTCAATCTTTTCTTTCTTCATATCAAGTTGATACGTTAAGTCAGTAGCTTGTTCGCGTAGTTTACCCATCTGTTCTTTTAGAATACCATTCATCTTAGAGAAGATATTAATGTCAAGTAGATCTTCAATGATTTCTCGACGATGGTGGGCAGGCAATTGCATAAACGGAATAAACGATGAAGATCCTAATACCACAATCTGGTGAAAGGATTTATGATTTAGCTTCAGAATATTTTGTTCAAGAAACTTCTGGTAATCTCGCACAGCACTATTCTGATTGACCATAACACCGTTCTGATAAATCTCAAAGCGATTAGGTTTAATACCACGAATCACTGTAAACTCATGCTTGCCAATAGTAAAGTCAATATGTACTTCGCACAATCTTTCGTTTACTGAGTTAATCAATTGAGCTCGGTTAATTGCGCGATGTGGTTTCCCAAACAATACGAATGATAAAGCATCAAGCATTGTCGACTTACCTGCGCCATTTTTGCCAACGATTAACGTCGTAGGAGCTCTGTCGAATTGTATCTCGGTAAACGTATCACCAGTCGATAATAGATTTTTCCATTTTATAGTTTTAAAGTGTACTGACATTAGGCAATTTCCAAATTAGATGCTTCGGTATATAAGCTACGCATTATACCTTTAATTCGATTTTTATCAAGATCGGTGTCAACTGACTCAACGTATGAATCAAGCAAGGTTGTCGTATCTTCAATTGATATACTATCGTCGTCAACACTTGAACCTGTAAATTCATCAAAGGTTTCGGCGATCTTTAGTTCATAAATGCCTGAATCTTGTACACGATCTACAAAACCATCAAACAAGTAAGGATCCGTCTTTTTAACAACAATTATCTTAACGAACTTTTCTGACAATTGATTGAATGGAAAGTCTTCATATGAATCGTTTTCATCGTTGTAATATATTTTCTGGTGCATTGTAATTGGATTACGAACTGCAACCATTTCACGAGTTTCAGTGTCGTAAACATGAAAGAACTTTGGATCATCAGCATCAGCCCAAGTAAATTCCATTTGAGAACCAAGATACGTTATATTGCCTTGAGACGACTTAGTATGGAAATGACCGCTATATACTTGTTCAAATCGTTTAAAGATATCTACTTCCATGCCATGCGTATTCGTAATGCCTTTCATCATCTCAAAGCCATTTAATTCAAGATGACCGCCAAGGACCGAAGCCTTTGACTTTTTAATGAACGAAACGTATTCAGCGTAGTTTATATTATTAATCCAAGGAACTAAAGCAATTTTGCATCCATCATAATCAACATCAGTAGGAGTATCGATGATATTAACATTTTCATATCTACCCATAAGTTCATATAAAGAACATACTTGATTAGTTGACTTGTAATAAACGTCGTGATTACCAGGGATAATGTTCATTGTGATACCGGCTGATTCCATTGGATCTAGAAACATTTTACGGTTGGCATCAATTGCTTTTATATTGACAGTCTTACGATTATCATAATAATCGCCTAGATGGATAACTTCTGTGATATCGTTTTCTTTTAAATGGGGAAAGAATACTTCCTCGTAGAAACGTCGTTGGTAATTAATGAATATGTCAGACGATCCTCGACAACCTGCATGAGTATCATTTAAAACTGCTATTTTCATGCATCGACTCCAATAAAATTCTCGAGCCCTTGAGGTGGTTTCTTAGGCTTTTGTTCAACTTTTTCAACTGTTCGATTTTCCTGAACACCATTAGAATATGAACGCAAACGATCGACGGTTGCAGCCGAATCATTAAAGCCTGAATCATTACCATTTGTGTCGCCTTCAAAGAATTCTTCATACCCTGAACGTGCAATTAAACGAGATTTTATATCAAGCTGACGTTTTTCTTTTGCAATGCGTCGCAGAAATGCAAACCAAGCAATCTGAGTAAAATACGAGAATGCATTAGGTTTACCTGTACGAGTAACTTTTGCTATATCATAGTTTCGGATTGCTTTTAGGCAATTCTCGACGGCGTCCATAACCATTTCTTCTCTGAATGGATAATGAATAAAGTTGGATCTATGACCAAGGCCTTCGCATATTTTTAAGAAGCATGTTCCAATATATGTTGTGACTTGTGGGTGGGGTGGATCTATTTCAGATGTATCGTTTGCAGCTGCAGCTTCTTTAGCTTCGTTCGATGCTAATACGTAGTCATATACAGCTTCTGAGAAGTCGCGGTTGCTAACGTAATGAGGTCTTTCTTTCGGTTTAAGTTTTGTTGTCATGCTTTGTTACCACTAATAATATAACCATTAGAACTATTGTATACTAGTATGGGAGAGATGTCAATAGAAATCTTTAGTTTATTTTAAAGATCTATCCAATTCTTAATTTTATTTTCAGTTGTCTATTGACATATCTTAATAACTGTGTTATAATAATATTGTTGCCGCGGAGGTTAGAGGTATACTATATTTAATGTACTGATTGATTTCCTGATATTGTTTCTTCAATTGATTCATCCTGTATATTACTCTTTGCCATTGATACTATTGCGCCAAGATACAATTCTTTATTATCTATATCCATTTTAACTGAAGTAATAATACCAGTCTTTAATAACATTGCGTTTGTATCAATACTCATCGATAACCATTGTCTAAGAGCAATTGAGTATTCACCACCATCATCCATACTTTCATAAATTTGAAGTGGCCCTTCAACTTCAATACGTTGGTCAGTTTCGGAGACAACGCATGCAACAACATCTTCACCATTCATCAACTTAAATTGACGTACATCTAATTTCTCGGCCTGCGCTCTCATTACTTTACTCATTACATTTTTACCTCAAAAATTTTAAAGTTAAATTTCTCGGAACTATAAATGCGAATCCTTTCGGCCGCATGTCTCAACGTGTAATTCTTTTTTGATTTCCAATGAAAGTCATCGGCAATATCATATAATGTTGTAACGCTACCATCATCGCTTTTTCGAAGTCCTCGGCCAATAGATTGAAGAATTTTTATTTGTGCTTTACTTGGAGATGCAAATATAATGTTATGCAAATTTCTTATATTAACTCCAGTACTGAAAGTTCCAAGAGAACAAACTAATATTGCGTCCTTTTCATTTTCAGTTATCTTTCTAACGTTTTCGCGTAAAGCACTATCAGTTTCGCCAGACACGTAAAATACTTTGCGACCTTCCTTTACTTTTTTATTTATTAGCTCATAAAGAGGCTTGCCATGTTTGCCAACAAATTGAAATAAGATTAACGTATTACCTGTTTGGTCAATAGCTAAATTAGATATTAAGTTGTTTCGTTTTTCATGACCGACAATATAATCCATTTCATGTTGGTATTTTAATTTTGATACAATCTTGCGTTCTTCGTCAGGATATTGCAATGCTAATATCTTTATATTGAGTTCAGCTAACGACCCTGCGTCCATTAGTTCTTTCGTTGATATAACTTTAAACACGGGACCGAAGGAACCTTCAAGTACTAACTTATTAACTTGTATCTTGTCAAGTGTTCCGGTTGTACCAATTCTGAACTGAGCTTCGGTTGCTTTACCCATTATTGATATTAAAGACTTAGCTTTAAATGTATGGGCTTCATCGCCGATAACCATACCGAACTTTTTAAACCAATCTGCCCCTAAACGAAATATGCTTTGCCACGTGCTAATGGTTACGCGTTTACCGTGATTCTTTTCTTTTCCAGAGTAAATCATATGACAACTGTCTTCAGCAGAGAACCGTGAGTCAAACTCGCTGTAATCTGCGAAATCACCATACATTTGATTCACTAGAGACGTTGTAGGGACGATTATTAGAACATCTTTCTCGTATTCCTCAAGGTAATATAACAAAATGGAATATATGATTAGACTCTTACCAGAGGCTGTTGGAGATAATAAAAGCTGTCGGTGCTCTGTAATAGCTGATTTTATTGCCTTTAGCTGATAGCCACGATGTTCAATAGGTTTACCCCTTGAGCTGAACGTATACTTCTCTAAGAAACTAAGGGATACAGGAGCATCTTTGTTTGGCTGAGGTAATCCATACAACGAGTTGTTAATGTCCTCGAGATCATACTGGCGGGATGCACAAAAGGATTTAAGGTACTTATATAACCCAATCGCTAAACCTTTGTCTCTTTGGTTATATAGTCTAAGTTTGCCATCCCACATTTTGTTACGATATGATGGATGGAACTTATAGCCTTCAGCGAAAAAACTAAAAAACTCTGATAACTCCATACCAATAGAATCGTCGCATTCGATATGCATTGTTGAGAAATCTCTAAGTTTAACTTTTATTATATCAGGCATAATCCTTATTCTTTATGTTATACGCCACTTTGGAATTGTCTCCAAGCGATTGCATTTTTGATTGATTGGCTTCTCCATCGGATATTACCAATGATTTCGTCTAAAGTATCAACAGTGGCTTTATTGTATTCAATTACTTCCTGAGCCTTCTGTATATGTTCGTCAGCTTCTAAAAATTTATCAAGATCTCCCCTTAAAATTTTAAGGCCGTTGCATGGATCGTAATCCCAACCTAGATCGTCTATTTCATCTTTTGTTAATTTTCCGGTATACCAAAGATATTTGTTTTTGAGTAATACCTTGAATGCGCTTTCTTTTCGTTTTAATTGTAGTTTATAAATCGAATGGAGTTCAAGATATTTACCGTGTAACTTTGCGCTGTCAAGCGAAGCGTTATCTAAGTGTACTTCATCAATAATACAATCTCTATTCCACATAGCTAGAATATCAGTCAAATTCATCATAATGTTTCAATCTCTAAAGTAGTTTATAATATTGATATTGGAATGTTACGCTTGCCGTTAAATATTCGACATCGCTGACAGCTGAATCAAACTGTAATGTCGAAAGACTAATTGGAAAAGCACCAATGAATTGAATTTCACCGATAGCGTTATTGTGCGATGATAAAATGATTAATGTAATATCTCTGAACTTACCGTCAACTAATTCTTCATCTTTATTGATTAGCGATCCAATGATCCAATCGTGTATTTCTTTGTAATTCTTTAAATTCTCATCAACTAAAAACGTTAACTCAAGCGGTTCAAAACTCGCCCTGTCGCCAATCTCAAATCCAGTTCCTTGGCCAAATGGCGTAGGAGTAGCTTCAACATTTATAGATGGTATGCTTGCCTGTTGCACCTTGTATTGTACATCAGCATATACGGTATTGTCAATTACTAATCTGAACCCGTTAGGTGCAAGAAAGTTATCGTTTTCATTCCGACTATTTGCTTGATTAATTACTGCCTTCGCTTCATAAGCCATGTAGAGCTCCTCTTCTCAATTACAGTATTTATAAGCGAAAAAAAGGGGATCAATTACGATCCCCAATTAACAGTCCTAAGGTAGCATATTAGGATTAGTTTTTAATTATACGCCTTCGCCAAGGATGTTAGCAACCTTGAAGATTCTGTAGTACTGGTTAGAACGAACTGCTCCAACATCATTCCCTGGAGTTGTACCAACGAACGGGTTAGCAACCATACCGTAGCGAGTCTTGAACCCGATTTTAGGTTGGAAGGTATCTTGGTTAACAGCACGAACCATTGTTAACGGAACATATGGAGCGTAGAACAAACCAGCGTCATATGCATTAGCACCTTTGTAACCAACAGTTACGAAGTTAACAGTAGCATACGGGTCAAGATAAACCTTGACTCCGCCATTAAGTGTCCCAACCATAGTTGTACCAGTTACGTCAGAAGAGATACCTGCATTACCGCTTAGAGCAGTAGTGTTATCAAGCATACCTGAAGCAGAAAGTATAGCAGCAACGTCAGAAGAAACAAGGATAAAGTTACCTTTACCACGACGAGTCTCGATAGCAATTTGATTTGCTTCACGTTGGATTTGTACTAACAAACCTTTGTATTTTTCAAGAGACCAACGGCCATCAGCATCAACGTCAAGGTCGAATACACCAGCGTTTGCAAGATCGGCTTGTTGACAACCAAGCTTAGCACGTGAGTTAATTGTACGAACAACTTCACGGTTAATTTCAGCAAGGATCTCAGAAGACAAGATGTTAGCAAGTTCAGATTCAGCTTCTAGGCCGTGAACAGCTTTAAGATCTTGTGCAAGTTCCATTGTATACTCAGCTTTCAAAGCACGAGTCTTAGCAGTAACAGTTGCTTTCTCGATGCTGAATGACATTTCGCCAAAAGCAGTATCTTGACCGAAATCTTCGCCAACCGCAGTATCAACACCAGTACCGAAACCGAATGCATCATCAACGCCATCAGCAGGAGTAGTATCAACTGCACCAACACCACCTAATGAACTTGATTCGCCACCTTGAGTACCACCACCAGAGAAAGCAGAATTCGCTTCATCATGTAGAGCTTCAGTTCCACCTTGAGTACTATAACGTGATTTCATCGCGAAGATCAAACCAGTTGGACCAGTCATAGGTTGAACACCACATACATCATATGCGATTAAGTTAGGCATTGCTCTTCTAACAAGTGATATTAAAACAGGATCCCAATTGTCAATTGAAGCACTAGTTGCGTTAGCCGGTGCAGCCTCTGACATAAATGATCTGTCTTCTCTAACTGCTTTTTCTTGGTTTTCCAAGATAACAGTTGTTACAGCTCTTTTGTATGCGTCACCGATTTTTGGTAAATCAGGATGCTCCAATACTGGCTGCCATTTGTTTTGTAATGTTTCAGTAAGATACATTTTTATCTCTCCTAGTTATTAATTAATTAAATCTTTACAGATTTAAGGTTTTTAGTAATAGCGGCTGTATATGCAGCCATAGCATCGGTACTGCTCTCAATTGGAGCGTTAGCCGCAACTGCGTCAACCTCATCTGCTTTTGATGTAGCTTCAGCAATTCTTGTTTTAGGGAAGTAAGATTCTTTAATCGTTTCTAACTTTTCCTTAAACTTTTCTGCACTATCGTACTCAACATTTTCGGCCATTGAATTAAATTTCTCTTTTTCTGTATCAGCTAAATCGCTTGACACTTCGTCAATTATTTTAACTTTCTCAGCTTCAGATACTTTTTTGCTTAACACAACATTTTTTTCAAATTGTTCGTTAAGTTTTTCTTCAAGTTTTTTTGCTTGATTTGTTAAGTCATCAAGTACATTGTATTTTTCTTCAGGAACATCAATATAATGTTC